TCGTTTCCTCATGGTCAGCCTGCCACCCCGGCACACGAAATCCCTGATAGCGTCCGTTCTGTGGCCTACCTGGGATTGGACGCACCGCCCAACGACGCAGTTCCTGTCAGCCTCGGTCGACGACCGCCTGGCGCTCGATTTCAGCCGCCTTAGCCGGCGCGTCATCGAAAGCCCTTGGTATCAGAACATGTTCGGCCACGAGTTCCACCTGCTTGCCGACGAGAATGCTGGCCGGCAATACCGCAACGATCGCGGCGGCAGCCGCAACGCGACCAGCGTGCAGGGCCGCGTCACCGGCTCCGGCGGCGACTGCCAGATCCTCGACGATGCGCACAGCGCCAAGAAGGTCGAATCGGACGCGACCCGCCAGGCCACCCTCGAATGGCACGACAACGAGTGGCGATCACGCCTCAACAGCCCCATGACCGCGCAGAAGCTCTACATCGGCCAGCGCACCCACGACAACGACGTCTACGGTCACGTACTGGCTCAGGAAGGAAGCCGCTGGGTCAACCTGTGCTTGCCGCTCCAGATGGACCTGAAGCGCATCTGCATCACCTACCCGAATATGGGCAAGGGCGTCGAACCGGACGCGAAACCGATTTTCCGGGATCCGCGCAAGGTCGAGGGCGAGATGCTCGACCCGAAACGCATGGACGCACATTCGGCGGCGATCGAAAAGGAGATCATGTCCGACCGCGCCTGGAACGCGCAGTACCAGCAGCAGCCCGAGGGCCAGGGAGGCTTGATTCTCAAACGGCACTGGTGGCGCCAGTGGGTATACCCGGACTGGCACCCGCAGGCCGGCGATGAGCGCCCCATGCCTGAATTCTTCGAGGTCATCCAGGTGTATGACACCGCTTTCGAAACTGACGAGGAAGCTGATTTCACCGCGCGTACGACGTGGGGGATCTTTACGCACCGGGAAACCGAAAAAGACAGCAAAGGCAACACCCGCGAGGGCATCCAGCGGACCAGCGCCATGCTGCTTGATTGCCTTGAGGAGCGCCTTGCGTACCCGGACCTGCGAGCTGAGGCCGTGCGCTCGAACAGCGACTTCGCGCCCGACTGGATCCTGATCGAGAAAAAGGCCAGCGGGCATTCGCTGATTCAGGAATTGCGCCGCAAGAACCTGCCGGTCAAGGCGGTTGGGCTCAGCGGATCCGGCGGGCGTCGGCGCCAGGGCGACCTGATCGCGCGAGCTCACGAGTCATCGCTGATGCTCGAGCGTGGCTGCATCTGGTACTGCCCGCGGACATGGGCCTACAAGGTCATCGACCATTGCGCGAAGTTCCCGAACGGGGACCACGACGACATAACCAGCACGGTGACGATCGCGCTCCAGTACATGCGCCGCTTCTACGATCTGACGCTGCCGGACGATGAACCCGAGGAAGAAATCAACCCGTTCAACTGGGAGAAGCGGGTCCGTCGATACGCTTGATCGCCGCGCGCAGCTCGTCTACCAGCTTCACGAATTCACAGCCCTCGATGTGCCCTCCCCAGCGGCACTGGCAAACCCGGCAAACCTCCCAGACGGTCGTCGGATCATCAAGGTTCAGGTCGGTAATGTTCGGCTCTTGGTGCCAAGCCTCAAGCAGCTCGAGTGCCTTGCCGATCGCCGCCTTCAGGCGCGCTTGCGCGGGGTCGATCTTCATGCGCGCTCCAGCAGCTCGTTCACCTTTGCCAGCAGCGAGAGCTTCGAGCCCCAGTGGCGCACGAAAGCCTTGCTGCCCTCCGCCCAGGACGGCCCGTAAGTGGCCGCACATGCGATTTTTCCCAGCCCCACGCGCACCGGGACGCCCCGGTGATGCCATTCGCATAGCGGAATCGTCGCCGCGTTCCCGCCGGAGTGCTTGCGGTATCCGCCGTGCACCAGATGGTCAACTTCGACCCGCATGCCGGTCGGGACCCCGCTGATCCGGCAGCAGATGCACCCGATCTCCCTGAGCCGCAGGTAACGGGCTGTAATCGACTCTGAAACCATAAACCCCCCTCAAAACTCAAAAACGAACGGAGAAGCCCCAGGAACGGCGATCGGCATCCCCCCCACTACCCACGTATCAAAAAATCTCCGCGTCCTCGCCTACCGGCACGCCATCAGGAATTTTGGCCATTGCCGCGTCAAAGGCCTGCTGCAATTCACCAAGTTCCGGTTTCATGCCCTCGTCGATCAATCCCTGAACCCACTTCCCCAGCTCGATGCAGGCCGCGCGCCGACCGGCCACATTCAGGTCGCCCCGAAACCCTTGCTTGAGTCTGCGTAGCTCGAGGTATTTCAGGAACCGTCCGTTGACGAGCTGGAGCCCCATGGGAATCTCGGCCTCCGGCTCCGCGGCCCGCGGCGGCGGGGCGGTGGCAGTCCTGCGAAGCTGCCGGCGGATGTTCCACAGGTCCTTCGTGTTCGGGATCTTGTCGGGGCCGTCCTCGGAGAGTGCGTATTCGACGCACCTGGCAAACTCCAAGATCGACATTTTCGCCATGCCCTTCCAGTACGCATCGGGGCGCACCGACACCGGCACGTTGTAGCCGGCGCACAGCAGCGCCATCTGTTCGTCAAACTCCGAGCGATCGCTGCTGTTCATCGCGTTCCTCCTGTTCGAGCTGCGTCACTGACTTCGCCTTCGACACGAGCTTCGTGCCAGGCCTTGGTGGGCGGGTAGATTCGGTTCGGCACCAAGTTCGCCAAGTCGCATCCCAATCGTGCTTGCGCGCCTTGGCTCCGCTCGCCGCCAACCAGTAATCGCGGAAGCTTTCCAGGACGCGCTCAGGGTCTAAGCCTTGGCTGATGGCGTAGGCAATTCGGTTTCCATCGAGTGCAAAATCCCTTGGCAAGCGGGTGGCGAGGGGAGCGCGAGCGACCTTCGTGCTTCCTGAGACGAGGCTTTGCGACGTCTCAGATGGAGATGGAGATGGAGATGGAGATGGATGGTAGAGGTTTGCTACAGCAAGGCTAGAGCAATTGCCTAGCAATTGGTTAGCAATTGCTAGGGCCTTAGACATTCCACCTTTTTGCCCACTTTTCGCTCGCTTTTCCTTGAGTTGCAACGCTTTTTGCCTATGCAATTCCAGGGTCGGATTCTGTCGACCACCCTCGACAACGGGGAACTTGGCCTCGACGAACGCCCAGGCGATCTCAAACTCCGCTACGGTCGCGCCAGACATTTGCTGTAGCAAAGGGGTAGCAATTGCTAGGGTGCCCATATCCCACTGTGCGTCCAGCAGTTCGCGGTACACCGCTCTGGCGATCAGCGGCCACCCACGGGTCGCGGCCAGAAAGTCTCTGGGGAACCAGGGCATCATCGGTAGACCGGCCATCTATGCTCCTTGTCTCCCAGGAATGACGGCGCCAGGGGGAGTTCCGTTTTCACCCGGGGATCAGTCCGGGCTAGGCGCCGCGGCGAACATTACCATAACCGTGTCGGAGTGTGTGCCAGCGTACAGACAGTGCGCTATCGGACAAAGTATTGCGACTCGCTTGGCTGTGGTTGACAAGTACCCTGCCAAGGATAATACTCGCAGCGTCATCAACAACCGGGCTGACGGCCCGCGAAAGGAAGTACATCATGACCAAGGAACAGATCAAGGCGCTGGCCGATCGGCTGCACATTTCAAGGCCCCAGGACATTTACACCAACACGACGAAGCGCGAACAGTGGTACGCCGACGTCGCCGCGATTGCGATACTGGTGCCGGCGCCGGCCCGCCATCAATTCTTCGACGATTGCGGGGTGCCGTTTTGAGCGGCCCCGTCTGGATTCTCAACGGGCGCAAGTACAAGTCCATCCGCGGCCTGTTCAACGCGATCACGGCTGACTGCGGCGCGACCGCGATCGGCCAATTCAGCGCGATGCCGGAGCGCCGGCTGCGCTGCTACGACGGCGCCGGCAGGATCATTGCGCTGTACAAGTCCAGCGAGCCGAAGGTGGGCGAGCCGATGCTCGTCGAGCGGGTGGCGCTGTGAACGCGCACGTGCCCGATCATCTGCTGCTCACCCCAGAACGCATCCTGGCGGACGAGTCGGCCTCAAACTGGATCAAGAACGCTTTGCGGGTAGCCGTGACGCGCGACCCGGTAGATGCAGCAAACGACGCCGAGATTCTCGCTTCGGTGCTGCGCTACCGGGCCGAGGAGGGCGCATGAGTCACGCCGCTTGGGCTATTTACTGCTTGGCGTTGCTGGCGCTTCTGGTGGCCGGCATCCTCGCGGAGGACCCATGAGCGAGCTGTTCGACCACGAGGCGCTGAACGCCACGCTGCGCGCAATAGTGCTGACCCAGAAACTCCGTGCACGCTACGAGGCGGACCTCGA